CGTTATGACCGTCACAGCCGCCGAACTGGTCGAGGTTTCGCTGGTAACAGCCCCGGCGTTTGCTGGGGCGCAAGTCACGCAAGTCGCAGCATCAACCCAACCAGAAGGAAAAAAAATGGAAGAGCATACCGTCGAGGTTGCCGCTACCGAGGCGGAACCTTCCCGAGCAGTTGAAGCGCCAGCCGTGCAGGTTGTCGCATCCGCAACCCCCACAACCCCATACATCACCGCACAACCCCGCGACCTTAAAAACATTACAGCCGGCGGCATGTTGCGCGCACGGTTACAAGCAGAGATGGGCGACCACGAGGCACAAACGCTATACACCGGCGTTAAAGCCGCGCTAGCACAGCAAACGACCGTAAGCGATTACGGTGTAATTCCGACGCCGCTGCTACGTGAAATTATCGGTGTGGTAGATGCACGCCGTTACTTCATCGGATCTATCGACCGGCAGCAACTACCGCCCGATTGTATGTCATTTAAAATCCCTAAAATTGTTTCGCTTCCTACCGTCGCACAACAGACGGCAGAACTTGACGAGGTAAGTTCAACGCAGTCGGTAATCGAAGATATTACGGTTGAAGTTAAAACGTTTGCCGGCGGCAACAGGATTTCGCGGCAGTTGATCGAACGTTCCGACCCGTCCTACTTTGACGAGTTGCTCCGGCAGTTGGCTGCGGTATATGCGCAGCAGGTTGATACGTATGCTTTTGGGATTTGTTCTAACACGGCAGTGCTAGATAACGTTGACGGCGACTACGCGGTTATCACTACCGCTATCGCAGAATCTTTTGGCGTAATGCGTTTCACCCCGAACGTGCTCCACGTTTCAGCGACCACGAGCGAGGCGTCACCGTCTTACTTCGGCCTGTTGTCAGCAGTAGACCTGGCCGACCGTCCACTGTTTGCGGCGGCAGCCCCTTCAAACGCCGGCGGCGTGATCACGCAAGGCAGCACGGCGGGAACGGTCGCAGGACTTGGGTTGCTCGTCAACCCGAACGTTCCCGACAATTTCGCGTACGTTTACCCTTCAGCGTTTGCGACGTTCTATGAAGATGCCGGCAGCCCTATCCGTGTAGAGACCCGCAATGCCAGCGACTTGTCGGTGGATGTTTCACTGTATGGGTATGTTGCGCTTGCCGTGAAATACCCTGACGCTATGCGTCAACTACAAAACGATGGTGCGTAGGCTAATAAGCCCGTAACCTAAAACTGTTGGGGGCTCCACTCCCCGGAGCCCCCAACTCACCAACAGGGCACACGATGCCGCAAAGCCTGATAGACGTCGAAGCCTTTAAAACGGTGCTCGGTGTAGGCGATTTATACCCTGACGCCGACCTAGAACAGGTATGCCAGGCAGCCACCAATATTCTGCTCGCATACCTGACCATGTATTCTTCACACGCAGATCTGGTTTGGGACGCAACCGAAAATACCGTAACGATCCGTACTACCAGGCCGCACGGTTTTACGGTAGGGCTATCTGTAGTTTTGCGCGGGTTCGGCCTTGAGGGGTGGGATCGCACTGTCACCGTCACCGAGATACCGGCACTAGACCGGCTTGTAGTAACGTCCGCAGTCCCGTGGGAAGATGCACCGGTAGACCCGGCACCTATAATCCCTACAGGAACAATCTACGCCGAATATCAAATCAATTTTTACACTACCGTGCCCGAAGTAGTGGAAGCCGCTACCGCTATTGCTGTAGATATGTGGCAGTCACGGCTAGCACCAGGCGGCCAGATCAACGCCGTTGATTTCACACCGGGCCCGTACCGTATGGGCCGTTCACTCATCACTCGCATCTCCGGCCTTATCGGGCAGCATATAAACACGGGCGGGCTGGTCGGATGACAACCCCCGTGACCGTAAAAACGGTACGTGAAGGGCTAGCCAAAATCTTTACCGACGCCGGCTACCAATGCTACGCCTACCCGCCGGCGGTAGTACAACCACCGGCAATAATCGTCGTACCCGATGACCCTTATATGGAGATTGAAACTATCGGCTCGGGCGGCACACGTGTAAAACTTGCTTTCGAACTGGTTGTTGCCGTACAGCCGATGGACAACGCCGGTAGCCTCGACGCGATAGAAACGCTTTGCGTATCAATCCTACAGTTGCTACCGCAAGGCACCGAATTAGGGTCAGTGTTGCGCCCGACCGTCGAGCAGGTGGGCCCGTCCGACCTACTCACTTCCCGTATAACAATCAAAATTAGAGCAGCATTAACCCCACTGGAGTAAAAAAATGTCTACCGTCATCACAGGGGAAGCCTTCACACTCGTGGTAGGCGGCAAAACTTTCACCCCACAAACTTTATCGGCGTCGGTCACAATCGAAGATAACCAAGAGCAGTACGACGTTTTGGGTGCCCGCGTCTACAAGACGCTAACAATCCCCTACACCCTCGACGTCGAAATCTTGGCCGATTGGGGTGCTACCGGCGGTATCTGTATAACACTCGCAGCCGCAGCGCTAGACGCACCAGATACGGCGTTAGCGTTCACAATGACGGCCACAGGCCCCGACGCTATCGTAACCGTCACCGGCGCAGTATTCCCCAAGGTACCCCCAGCGTCCGGCTCCGGCTTTGAAGCGTCTAACAGCGCTTGGTCTTTCGTAGGCGACCGCAACACGCCAATCTCATACGCAACAGCATAAGGAAAAATGATGGCTACCGTAATCACAGGCCGCGATATCACGCTCACAATCGCCCTTACCCAATACGCCCCGCAAACACTTTCCACTACCCTTACGGTAGAAGATGATCAGCAAATATTTGAGACTTTCGCAGGGCCCGTCTACAAAACTATCACTCAAGGGTACACGCTTGACGTCGAGATGCTTGCCGATTGGGGAGCGACCGACTCGCTTTGCGAAGCGCTACAGGTGGCTTTTAACACGGCCCCAGACACGGCTATCGGTTTCGCCCTGGTAGCCACAGGCCCGGACAGTACGGTAACTTTCTCCGGCGAAGTGTTCCCTAAAACGCCTGAATTGTCCGGCACAGGCGTAGAAGCGTCGCAGGTAAGCGTCACGCTGCAAGGCAACGTCAACGAAACTTTGACCGTACTATAAAAAAGAACGTTAGGGGAGAATATGAAAATCCCGTTTACTTTAGAGTATGACGGCAAAACCGAGAAAGTTAGTGCAGGGCCGCTAGCAATCGTGCAGTACGAACGGCACACAAAAAAGCCTATTAGCAGTTGGGCGGATGGCCCAAGTTTCGAAGATTTAGCGTTACTCGCATACCTACAACTGAAAATAGAAAAGAGAGTTACCGGGGAGTTTGACGAATGGCTCGGAACACTCGAAAACTTGAACGAAGCATCAGAAGCCCCTTTAGCGCCTGGCGACCGGGAAGCCTAAACCGGCTTATAGTAGAACTGTCAATCGCCACAACGATACCCGCACACTATCTAGAAAAGTATGACGGCAAAACTTTAACCACATATTTGGACGTGCTAGAAAAACAGGCTAAGGCACAAAATGGCTAAGACAAGCGCCACTACCAGCATGAGCGCAGGGGCTGTAGTTGAAGGCCTTAACGAAACGTTGCGGGCTTTGAATGGCATCGGCAAAGAAGCCAACGCCGCAATCCGTACCGAAGTGCAAAAGATAGCCACCATGATGGGCCAAGAAATCGCGGCTGCTGGGCGGGCACGTTCTAGCCGTGATGCTTTCGTAGCGGGCACGATACGCGGCACGAGAGATCGCACACCGGTAATCAAAATCGGTGCAGCCAAACGTATGCCAGTATCACGGCCCGGCCCCGGCCCGCGTGCATCTGATCTGATGTTTGGTATGGAATTTGGCGCTAACCAACGCGGCCCTAACGGCTGGCGTTTCCCCGAACGCACACCGGGCCTAGGACGCGGCAACGCCGGCTACTGGATCTTCCCGACAGCAAGAAAACAGCAACCTCGCGTGTTAGAAATGTGGGCCAAAGCATTAGAAAAAGTCGCTAAAGAATGGGCTAAATAATGGCCGGCCCGTCACGCACCCTAAAATTGACTTACCTGGGTGATGCTTCACAACTGCAAAAAACTAACAAAAATATAGGCGACGACCTCACCACCACAGGCGAAAAGTTTAAAAAGTTTGGAAAAAAAGCGGCGGCAGCGTTCGCGTTAGCCGGCGCGGCAGCCGTCGCTATGGGCGTCAAGTTTGGTAAGGACGCCATAAAATCAGCGTCAGACCTTTCAGAATCTGTAAACGCGTTAGAAGTCGTGTTCGGTGACGCCTCCAAAGAAATGCTAAAACTGTCCGACGCTGCAGCAAAAACTGTCGGCCTATCAAAAACCGAGTTTAACAGTCTTGCGGTAACGTTTTCATCGTTCACCAAACAACTGGCCACAGACAACAAAAGTAACATTGAAGTAACCGACGAATTAACTCGACGCATCGCCGATTTCGCATCAGTAATGAATCTTGAAGTGGCAGACGCTGGCGCAAAGTTTCAGTCTATTCTTGCCGGATCATCGGAAGTATCTCGACAGTTTGGTATAGACACTTCTGCGGCAGCAGTAACACAATACGCGCTTGAAGCCGGCCTTATCGCGTCTGCAAGTGAGATGGACGAAAGCACGCGCATTATGGCCACCTATCAACTGCTTATGCAAGAAACCGATGTTATGACCGGCGATTTCGCTAACACCTCAGACGGCCTGGCAAACAGCCAACGCATCTTAAAAGCAGAGTTTGAAAACGTTAAAGCCGAAGCCGGCCAAGCCCTACTACCAGTAATGGAAACGCTGGTAGCGTTTCTAGCCGGCCCTGGTCTAGACGCTTTAAAAAACTTTACGACAGGTTTTACAAAGTTTATTGATAAATCTAAAGAATGGTGGCAAGAAAACGGCCCGCAAGTTATCGAAGCTTTCGACAAGGTGAAAGAAGCCTTTACCCGTGTTGCTAGGGAAGTAGGGGAATTAAAAGATAGTTTTAGCGCCCTTTTTGGGGAAGTTGAAGAAAACACAGGCGAAGGTTCAGCAATATTTACTTTTGCGAATTTTCTTGAAGGCGTTGCCATAATTTTGGATGTTATAGGCGAAACAATTTTAAGGTTTATAACGCCCGTGAGACAGTTTGTTGATTTGCTTGAACGGATCGTAAACAGCGGTATCGTGGGAGTGTTGAGGGAAATGAACGGCCTGGTAAACAGCCGGATTGGGGCAGGTTTAAGCCAAGTAGGTGCCGTTGTAAGCGAAGTAGGTGGCCTTGCGAAAAGTCGTTTAGGTATAGCCCCAAGTTTTACACCGCCAACAAGGCCACAAACAAACTTTCAAGGCCCACAAGGCCCACAACGCTTCAACCCTTTATTGCCGCCAGTGCAAGGGCCAAACCGTGCCGGCGTAAACATCAACATCCAAGGCGCTATAGACCCCGAAGGAACGGCAAGACAGATCCGCAGAATACTTGACGACTCGGTACGGCGAGTAGGGCCACAACAATCCGCGTCGTTCGCACCATGACCTGGACGCCAGTAGTAACCGTAAACATTGCCGGCACCGAATACACCGGCAACAC